GAAGATTCGATTCATATGTCGGGGCGGCGATGACTCAGAAGGGATACCAAGGCGTTCCGCTGATGCTAACGAATGAGGTCGAGCATCGTCGACAGCTCGCGCAAGCCTCGAACAATTTGCTTCAAGGCAAACTGAATTCGGTGGTTCAAGTGACGTTGACGGCCAGCTCTGGCACGACGACCGTAATTGACGAGCGCATCGGCGCGAACACGTATTTCGGATTCCAGCCTCTCACCGCTAATGCCGCGGGCGCGCTTTCTAGCCTCTACGTCTCTTCGCAGAAGAACGGGACTGCAACGCTCACGCATGCCAATACGGCAACCGTGGATAGAACCTTCAATGTCCTGCTGATTGGGTAACGCATGCTTTACGGAATTCAAAAGCATCTGATCGATGATGTATGGGATGAGGTTCGTCCCTGGATCGCTGCTGCCTGTAAAACGAGCCGGGGCAAGTTCGATGAAAACGATATTCGCATTGGCCTTCTCGAAGGCGAAGACCAACTCTGGATCTGGCGCACCGAAACGGCCTACGCAGTAGGTATCACTCGCCTTTGCAATTATCCGAAACAACGCGTTTGCACCTTGCGCATCGTCACCGGGCGAAACCGTGGTGAGTGGCAAGTCCCCGCGATGGAAACGATTGAACGCTGGGCGAAGGCTAACGGCTGTCATGCAATGGAACTGCAAGCTCGTCCGGGATGGTGGCGCGGCTTTCTGCGCTTGCTGGGCGGCTACGAAATGACTCATCTCTATGTCGAGAAAAAGCTATGATCCGCAATCCTCGCCAATTGCATTTGATGCGGCTTGGCATGCCGCCCGTACCAGCTAATGGAAGTGGCGGAGGCGGCAGCAGCACGAGCAATACGGTCGCTACCCCGTGGACAGGCCAACAACCGTATCTGAGCAATGTATTTTCTGGTGCTCAAAATACATATAACCAATATGCGGGAAATCCATCGGCTTCAGTCGCAGGTTTCACGCCTATGCAGCAACAAGCCATGGGCGCTACCCAAAACGTCGCTAATGGTACTAATTTCGGCGCTGCCTCAGGCGTCAATAATTCAGCTGGCGGTTATACCCAAAATCTACTGAACGGTAACTATCTGAATTCAAACCCAGGCAACTCGGCATTCAGCCAGTTTGCCAACGGTTCTATGATGAACAATCCGTATCAGACCGGTGCACTGGATGCTGCGAACAATGCCATCACGCGAGCGTACCAGACTGCCACTGCACCGCAGACGGCCAGCAATTTCGAAGGCTCGGGTAGGTATGGCTCCGGCGCATACGGACAGGCAGTCAGCCAGAACCAGCAGGATTTGGCAACGCAGCTCGGAAACACTGATGCTAGCCTCGTGAACAGCATGTATCAGCAGAACATGGGGAACATGCTTCAAGGTGCTACGGGGCTGTCGAATAACTACAACACGGCCACGCAGCAGCAATTGGGTGGCCTCTCTATGTCGCCGAATGTGGTCAATTCGATCAATGGCGCGGCGACGAACCTATACAACATGGGCGGCAATCAGCAGGCCCTTCAACAACAGCAGATCAATGCGCCGTGGCAGTTGCTCAACAATTACTCGAACCTGATCCAAGGTCAGTATGGTGGCAATACCAGCACGACAACGCCGTATTACCAAAATCAGCTTGCCGGCGGAATGGGTGGCGCATTGGGTGGCGCGGCTACTGGCGCGATGCTTGGGAGCGTTGTTCCGGGTATTGGCACGGCGGCCGGCGCAATTGGCGGAGGGCTGCTCGGCGGCATGAGCGGAATTTTCTCCGATCGCCGCTTGAAGAAAGATATCGAAATTACCGGTGATCGACTTGAAAATGGGCTCTCGGTCTATCGTTACCGATACGTCTGGGATGAGCCGAATGTCCAGCGCGTCGGCGTCATGGCGGATGATGTACGTTGTCTCGCCCCATGGGCAGTATGGCGCGATCCGAGCGGCTTCGATAAGGTCGATTATTCGGCAATCGGTGCTGATCATTTGGTTACCTGAGAGACAATCATGAACTATCCGTACTTTGGTTTCCAGATGCCGGGCGTCGATCAACAACTGATGCAGCAAAATCCATTTGCCAATCCGGCGACGCAGTATCAAGGGGCGATGCCGGCTGGGCTTGGAGGAATGGGCGCATCGCCCATGAGCAATATCCAGCAAGGCGTTACGCCAAATATGGCGAATCTTATGCCGATGGGCTTGATGGGCGTTCAAATGATGCAACAGGCGCGTCAACAGCCGGGTCAGCAGCAACAGCAACAGCCGCAATTCGGCGGTCTGCTGGGCCCGATAATGACCCAAGCCATGATGCACGGCGATCAGATCGGGCAGCAGGGAACGGGGCAGCAGGAAACTGGCATCACTGGCCTCGTGCCGTGGCTGCGGGATGCCCTCATGAACATCGGGAAATGATATGGGCCTCTTTGACGGAACCACCGACCCCAACGGCGGCTTGATGGGCATGTTCGCCAATCCGCAGACGGCGGGATTGCTTGGGATGGCTCAGGGCTTACTACAAGCGTCGGGTCCCTCCCGAATTCCGGTAAGCATGGGTCAGGCCCTCGGCAATGGATTGGGTCAAATGCAACAGGGCGTCGGTAATGCATTCCAGACCCAACAGCAATTACTTCGCATGCGTGCCATGCAAGGGCTGATGGGTGGCGCGCAGCCTCAACAAAGCGCCCAGGCAGATCCGACGCTTGCGCAAGGATCGCCGGTCTATGGCACGGCAAATATCGCCCCGATGTCGGGCCTGTCGGCCGGCCTTGGTGGTGCAGCGCCTCAAATGCAAGCACCGCAAGCTAGCCCCGCTTCGTCTGGCGCATCCATCTACGGACGCTCACCGCAGGATCTGTTCCAGCAAGGCATGCTGATGAACATGGCAGGGATTCAGGGTGGTGGTGACATGATGCGGATCGCAGTCGAGAAAGACCCCGCTCTTGCAATGCAAATGCCGACGGACATCCAACGCAATGCTGCCGCAGCGTATGGACAAGGCACGCCGGAATATATGACTGCCCTCCGCGGAGCAGTCGACAAAGAGGGCGTTGTTCCGCTTCGGCCGGGCGCCGGATATTTCCGCAATGGACAATTGCAAAGCACCCCCGGACCGGCTCCGGCTGGTTTCATGAATGTGCCGGATCAGAACAGCCCGACAGGATGGTCGGTCGCTGCGCTTCCTGGGGGTGGCGCAGCTGTCAAGCAAAGTGCGGCGGCTGCTTCGATCGGTAAGGCATACGGCAATACAACGACCGGCTTCGACGCCGAAGGCAATCCGACGTTCATCAACGCAGGCGCATTGGCTGATCAAACGGCGAATGGTGGGGGCCTCTTCGGCGGAAGCAATGGTCGTTTCCCGGGGTCTCAAGCTGGCGGCCAGAGTGGCGGCGTTCGCCCCTCTCTTGGCCCCGCAGAAGCCTCAGCGCAAGCCACCATGGGCCAGAAGTCGGCGACGCAATACGCGGCCGAACAGCAAGCGGCTGGCGGATTCGGTACCCGCATGTTCAACCTGAACAAGGCGCTCACTGGCCTCCAGAATGCTGATACGGGCCCCGGTAGCGATACCGTCAACACGGCGAAGTCGTTCTTGCTCGCGCATGGTCCCGGGTTCCTTCAGAGCGTCGGCGTTGTCGATCCGAACAAGATCCAGTCCTACGACGAGGCGAACAAGTATCTGATCCAGTACGCCATGAATCAGGCCGGCGCGCTGGGTGAGGGAACGGATTCGAAGCTCGCCACGACACTCTCCGGCAACGCCAATACGCATATCTCGAATCTTGCTGCTCAGGACGTGGTGCGCGCGAACATGGCTCTTGAACGGATGAATCAGGCTGCCGTGAACGCATTCAGCCAAACCGGCCTGAGTCCGGACAAGTTTTCAACGTGGAAATCGCAGTTTGCGAGCCGCATCAATCCTAGCGTTTTCGCATGGGACACGATGGACACTAGTAAGAAGCAAGCCGCGTATAAGTCCATGAATGACGCACAACGCCAGCAGTTCACGACGCAATACAACTGGGCGCTTCAAAACGGATTCATCGGCCAATAATGGACCTGAACTCGATCATTCAGTCGGCGGGACAGCAGTTCAATGTTGACCCGTCGCTGATTCATGCCGTCATTCAGACCGAGTCAAGCGGCAATCCGAATGCGGTGGGCCCGCAAACGCAGTACGGGCAGCCCCAAGGACTCGGCCAGTTCATTCCGGCCACGGCGAAATCACTCGGCATCACGAATCCATTTGATCCGCAACAAGCGGTACCCGGTATCGCCAAACTGCTGTCGGAAAACCTCAATCGATACGGCAACGTGCAAAACGCCTTGATGGCTTACCACGGCGGCACAGATCAGTCGAACTGGGGGCCGAAAACGCACGCCTATGTGCAAAAGGTCGCGGCCAATTACGGGGGCACCTCGATGCCGACTCAGCAGCAGGAAATGCCGGGGCTGCCTCCGGTCAATGCGCCGCATCAGGGGCAAGTCGATCCGTTTGTTGGTCTGCAAGGAAACGGTCAGCCCCCCCCGCAAGCGGCCATGGTCGATCCGTTCGCGGGACTCAACGCTCCGCAATCCGCCGCGTCGAATGCCGCCGTGCCGGCTGCCATGCGCGCGCCGCAGTTGTCAGCGCAACCGCAAGGCAACTGGAAAGTGCCGGGCAGCGTCACGATGGGTATCGGCGACGTGGTGCGCGGCGGCACGCAGGATCTGGTTCACGGCATCTCGTGGCTGGCCAACAAGATCGCCCCGAATTCGCAGTTCGCCAAGGATGCCGCAGCCGCGCTGCCGCAGATGCAGCAGACCATCGATACGCAGAATGCCCAATATGCGGCCCAGCGCGCCCGTCAGCAACCGCAAACGCTGACCGGCATTGTGACTGGTCAGCAGCCGACGCCCGGAACCGATTGGGGGCGTCTCGCTGGCAATGCGATCGGCACGCTCCCGGTAATGGCGATGGGCGGCGGAACTGGGCTCGCTGGGCGTGTCGGGATGGGCGCATTGCAGGGCGCTACGAGCGCCGCTCTGATGCCTACCACCGGGAATAGCGACCAGTCTTTCGGCCAACAGAAGATGCAGCAGGCCGGGATCGGCGGATTAATGGGCGCTGCTATCCCGCTTGCCTATGAGGGAGCGAAAGCGGCTGGGACGGGGCTCTGGAATGCTGCGCGGCCGGTGCTGCAACCCGAGCGCTATGTTGGCGAAGGTATGACCAACCTCATGAATCCGTCGGAAGCGTCAGCAGCCGCGGCGAATATCCGAGGGGCTCAGACGTTCGTTCCGGGATCTCAACCGACAACCGCGCAAGTAGCTGGCAATCCCATGCTCGTGCAGACGGAGAAAGCGGCTGGCAACATTCCGGCTTTCAAGACTGCTGCGACCGAGCGAGCCATCCAAAACAACAACGCTCGTTGGCAGACCCTCATGGGGATCGCGCAGACGCCGGACGCGTTGAAGGCCGCGCAAACGGCGCGCAGCGACGCAGTGCAACCGCTCTACGATCAGGCGGCCACGCAGACAGCCAACGTTGGCTCCGGGTTCATGAAGCTCGCGCAGCGGCCAGCAGTGCAGCAGGCCATGCAGCAGGCCGACCAACTGGCAGCAAACCGGGGAGAGACGCTTGTATGGCCGCAAATGGGGCCGACCGGGACGCTCTATAAATCCCCGAGCCGAGCTATTAGCGGGCGGGCGCTCGACTACACCAATCAGGCGCTTGGCGACATGATCGGGAGCGCCAAGGCGTCCGGCAATAAATCGCTCGCCGCTGGTCTTGCTGATGCGCAGTCTCAGCTTCAGAGCTGGACCCAGAGTTTCATTCCGGCCCAGCGCCAGGCGGCACAGAAGTTCGCGGAAATGAGCGTACCGATCAACACGATAGGAGTGGGCCAGCAGATCGCGAACGGCCTCGGCACGCGTGCAATGAATGCGGGAGGCGTACCCGAGATCCAATTGATGCCGTTCCGTTCTGCGCTCACAAGCGCGATGAACGGCGGCGATGCGGCGAAGTATGGGATTGATGCGAATGCGCTGCAAGCTCTTCAGGGCATCGGGCAGGATTTGCAGCGCGCGACGATCTCAAACTCGATCCGCTCACCGGGCAGCGACACGGCATACAACCTGGCCGCGCAAGGCTGGTTGGCGCGACAACTCTACGGCCCGACATTCGGGGGTGCCGGAAACGTCGGGAAAGTGGTGGGAGCGCTTGGAGCTACGGCGCTGGGTCATCCGATGGCCGGACTCGGGATTCTTGGGGCCGGCAACAAAATCGGCCAGATGGTCGGCGGACGCCTTCAGGATCGCCTAACGGGGCTTCTGATGGACCCGAACTCGGTCCTCCCGTATCTCGATGCTCGTGCTGCTGCGGCGGCGCAGGCGGTTCCAAATCCTCTCATGCAGGGGTTGCTTAACTATGGTCGTCCAGCCATTGGGAACGCGCTTAGTGGCGGCCTCGTAAATCCCGGCCAGTAATCCTAGGATGATAGCTATTCCAATCTTGACTAGCCCAATCTGAACGATCTGGTCGTACATGAATACCCCCATCCCGCCATGCGCGGGATATTCAAGTATAGGTGATAAAAATGCCACTCTGGCAATGGTCCACGACTGCGGCGAACAATGCGACCGCCGGCACGATCAACTGGGCGGAAGGGCAGCCACCGTCCACGGTCAATGATAGCGCACGGCAGATGATGGCTGACGTAGCCACATGGTTCCAAAACCCTGAATGGCTGAACTACGGGCTAACCCCTACATATGTCAGCGCTACACAATTCACGCTCGCGGGAAATCAGACTGCTATCTATAGTGTCGGTCGGCGTGTGCGTGCATTTGTTACGGCCGGTATTATCTATGGGTCAATTTCGGTATCTGCATATACGTCCCTTACTACGGTCACAGTAACATGGGATGGTAGCGCGTCTTTGGATAATGGACTTTCTGAAGTAGATGTAGGATTTTTTAACCCCATCAATTCCTCTTTTCCGCTGTCACAATATCGATTCTCTTCTATTGTAATTACAAACAGTAATGGACTGTATAGCGGCGTTCTGATGCTGGTGGGTCAGGGTGGCTATTCCCCAACCATCCGAGCCAATGGTGCCAGTTCTCAATTGGAGTGGGTTAATTCACCCAATACCGCTATCACTATGACACTAACTGATAGCGGCAATTTGACGGCATCCGGCACTATAACTGCAAATTCTGATGAGCGCCTTAAGCAAGATTGGGAGTCTCTGCCGGATGACTTTGTAAAACGTCTCTCGACCATTAGAAGTGGTACTTATATGCGCATCGATACAGAACAGCGTCAGGCTGGGGTAGGCGCTCAATCTCTTCAAGCATTGTTGCCAGAGGCCGTTCTAGAAAGCGACAATGGAATTCTGTCAGTTGCCTATGGACAGGCCGCAATGGTTGCCTGCGTAGAATTAGCCAAAGAAGTAATGCGGCTTCGAGAACTGGTGGAGGCAAAATGACGCTACAGGCCTCGTTCCCCCTTTCCATGACACAGATCGCAACCGAACTAGGTCGCTCATTGCCGCTTTCCCTACTCGATTCATGGGTAGTTGCTCTCGCCGGGAAAAGCGGGGCACCAGTCAGCTTCAGCGACTTGCTCGGCAAGACCGCGCAGTACAACGGTAGCCCGTTGGCTAGCTCCGGTGGTGGCGGCACGACGGTCAATTTAGGCTCCGCTCCATGGTTCGGCGGTCATCTCAACTTCCTTGTTGAAAACACAGGGAGTTTACCCGGCACCACGCTTGCATTCTCAGTGGCTCCAAATTGGGCCGGAAATATCAAGATCGTTAACAATGCGACATCAGTTTCTCTGGTGGTGCCGAAGACAAATAGCACGACGTGGAGCACGAGTAGCGCTCCCGCGAATCTATTGCGCGCTGGTTTCAGCGACAGCATCTCCATTCTTCCATCCAACTAACGACAACCGGGGATTTTATGGACCAGAACATGGCTATCGCAGAACTGCGGGCGCGGCAGGACGCAACCGACAACGCAATCGAGCGACTCGACGATCGCGTGACACGTCACGACGAGATCATATCGAGTCTCCGGGAAGCGGTCGCTAAAGTGGCGACGAAGGACGATATCACCGAACTTCGAAAGGATATCAACGAGCAATTCACGGTGCAGATGCGCGACGCGCACAACTCGGTCCCGGTCAAGCATTCGCTGCTGATCAGCGCCGGGATGTTCGTGATCGCTCTGATCTCGCTGTGGCTCAAGATGCATTGATCATGGACGAGATCACCGAAGGGCGGTTCGCGCTGGTTGACGATCGCCTCGATCACTACGGCGCGCGGCTTGATCTACTTGAACAAGCACGCTCAAGCGAAGAGGCCGACGAAAAGCACGCCGAAGGCATGCGCCTCAACTGGATCGTCGTCGCTTTGTTTGCCATTGAACTTGTGCTGGGCGCATGGCAAGTCTTATGGGTGATGCGGCATGCGTAAGTTGATCCTCCGCTTTTACCTGACTGTCAGGAAGCCTCGCAACTTCCTGAAGATCGTTTTCGTATTTATCGGAACGTCACTTACGCTGCACTGGACGCATGGCTATGACGCGGATTTTGGCGCAACGAACTTGATCCTCTCGATTGACGCCACGATCGCCAGCACGATCATGCTGATGTTCCAAGAGGAAGGCGCAGAACGTATGGAGCGTATGGTCGCAGCCCTAATTGGCATGGCAGAAACCGCTCGTGATCGCGACGCAGAACAGATCGCGCTTCTACGCGCGCTAAAGGAATCTGATGAGAGACTCCTGAAAACCCTCACCGAAGGAGAAGATAAATGACATGGCTCGACATGGCGATTAGCCTCGCCAAGGAATTCGAAGGATGCAATCTTGAGGCATATCCCGATCCGGTCTATGGATGGCGCAAGACGACCGTTGGCTACGGCGCCACGGGTCCAGCGATCACGCAAGGGACCGTCTGGACGCAAGAACAGGCAGACGAGGATTTGGTGTACCGCATGAATGGAATCGGCGAGCATATTGATGCTCTGGTGGTAGTTCCGATCACCGACGAACAAAAGGCCGCGATGTGCGATCTAGCCTACAACATCGGGCTTGGCGCATTCGGTGGTTCGACTCTGCTGCGCATGCTAAATGGCCATAATGAACAAGGCGCGGCCGATCAATTCTCGCTCTGGAATAAGTCGAATGGGATCGTGCTGGATGGTCTCGTCAATCGTCGTGCTGCGGAGCGCGCGCTGTTCATCCTCGGATCTGATTTCTCGAAGGACCCCGGCGCGGGGGAAGCTCAACCTCAACCGGAGGCGTCGCAATGAATCCAAACATTCTGAAGCTCATCGCCGGTGGTGGCCTCAATGGCCTCTGGGCTGCGCTCGTGTTCACCGGTAAGGCCGACGCTGCGCCCCTCGTTGCCGCCATCGGAACCCAGATCACCGCGCTGCTCGGCTATCACGCCGTCACGAATCTGCAAGCCACTCCGAAGTTGTAATTCCTACTCCCAAGGAACCACTATGAAAATGCTGCTCGCAGTAGGCGTCGTTGCGTCCGTCGCTTTCGCTGGTTGTGCCAATGCTCCGGTCACGCCGGCCGATCTGAAGGCTCAAGTCGTCAAGGCTTGCACGGTCTTCGAACCGGTCAGTGCGTCGGTCGAAGCGATGTACACCATCGATCCGAAGATCATGGCCGTAGGTGCTGGTTTGCGCGGTGTTTGCGCCGCTCAGGAAGCGATCGACCCGACGAGCATTGCCACGCTGGTCAACTCGACCATTCCGGCGGCACTTGCAGCTCTGAAGGGTGCTGCTGGCGTTCCAGCCGAGCAGATTGCCGCAGTATCGAATGCGCTGCTAATTGCGAACGTGGCACTTAGTGCCGGTCTTGCTGCCTACGGTCCCGCAAAATGACTCCGAGGGATTTCGCTTTGCTGGCTCAGGAGGCGTATAACGCGCCTCCCGATATCGGCACGAACAGCGGCCCTTCCTGCGCCATCGTTCGAGACGTTGCAGATGGTCGAGTTATCGCGTTCCCCGGTACCGATAGCGTAGCCGATCTGCTAGCCGACTTCGACGTAAAACCTGACCCGGTGCCATTCCTCGGGCATGTGCACGGTGGCTTCTGGAACGCCTACCAGACCATTCAGCAGGACGTTATCGACGCTGCTAGCGGGCACTCTGTGATCTTCGTTGGGCACTCCCTCGGGGCCGCGCTTGCCATCGTCGCTGCGGCTTCATTCGTGGCGAATGGGAATCCGGTTAAGGCGGTATGGGGCTTTGCGCCGCCTCGCGTAAGCCCCGATGCCAGCATCTCGACTGTACTTGCCGGGACGCACATGAACCTCTACCGCAATGGTAATGATGCGGTCCCGGCTGTACCCCCACTATGGCCTCAAAGCGGCTCACTCATTCAGATCGGCAAGCCCTCCCTTCCATTCATCAACCTCAAGGATCACGCGCTCGCTCGGTACATCGACGCTCTGCCGACAAGCTGAGATGGATGAATTGCCCTCATTCATCCACTCCTTCGTGATCTCCAATATGCGCTGAAAGGCGGTATGCATTCAGGCTCCGCCCTCAACTGCTTCATATGTAGCTTCGAAAATATCGGGCTTGCATGGGTACAGTTCACCCTTTACGCCCCTAATGATCCAATCCCCGTACTCGGCACGCATCTCTCCTTCGAGCGTCTTGATGAGCGCATAGTCGGGTCCGCCGCGCCAGCGGCCGTCAACATTGTGAGTCGTCACTGTATTGGAGGTGCGGGCGTCGCAGAACCAATCAGGCATGTTGTCATGGCCCAGACGAAAGGCTTCAATCACGACAGGCTTCTTTTTGAAGTAGGTCATTTCTGTTCTCCCTCACTAGCAGGGGCGCGGCGGTTCCATGCGTCGGACAGTTCCTCATCCGAAGACAGGTTCGGCCCCATGACTTCGCACTTCAGGCACATCACGTACTGCGTGTATGCGCCTCGTTGAATCTCTGCGCGGCCACCGCAAAACGGGCATGGCTTCAGTTCGCTCACGATTCCTCTCCCTGTCGTTGCGCGAGGGCGGCGTCGATCGCCTTACGGCAACTATCGAATGACGCAAGGCCATAATTAGCATCGTTCAGATCGATGTCGCCGACATATCCGCGACGATGATTACCGCTCAGCAGGCGCACGATGTTCGGGCTGAGAATTAGCTTCCATCCGAACGTCGTGCCGTAATGCTCGTTTAGCCTCGCATTGAGAGAGTCGAGGAAATCGAGTCTCCGCTTATCCGCCGCAGCGGCTTCCAACTCGGCCTTCAGCTTGCGGATGTTCGCGTGGATGTTGCCAGTGTCGGGCAAGCCTTCTGCGTCAGGCGCGAACTCGTTTGCATAGGCAATACGCGCGGCCCGGAGTCCTTCCACCTCTGCCAGAAGGAGGTCGATGGCGTCGGCGGCTTCATCGATGATCCGCATGTGCGTGCCGCCGATGCCATGGAGTCGTTTCGCCAGCGCCCGCATCTTGTCTTGGTCGATCATTGGTTAGTCTCCCTTATCGCTAGTGGGGGCGGTCGGCAGGGGCATCCAGTGGGTGTACTCCGGGAAGGCTGGCGAAACATATTCCGGGTTTACAACCGCGCACCAACCTTCGCTGTTCCATGCCAGCACTTCGGATGTACTTGGCATAGGGACTCGCTCGGATGCGCTGATCCACGCCTCCCTGTCTGGCGTGGTGCGGCGGGCGGCTTGATCAAGCGCAGCGCGAAGAATCGCAACCTCTTGATCGAATCCGCCGCATGCTGCGAGATATGAAAGCGCTGCTTCAGCATGCTTCAGCATGTCATCGGTGATTTTCATGATTGGCGTTCCCCTTCATCGGATGCCTCATATTCCCAATGCCCGTTGTCGTGCGAGGCGAGAAAATCCTCCGCGACAAGTTCGGCGCACACGTCGTCGTATTCCTCGGGCCGCTTGACGCGGATCACGATGTAGTCGGGGTATTTCATGATGAGGCTCCGGTGCGGGCGGCGTTCCATGCCGAGATCATCAAATCCAGCACGTTTGTCGCGCGGTACTTCGGCCGACTTCCATCGTCACCCATCGGGTATTCGCGCTCGAACCACTCGCTAAACGTCACCTCGGCGCGCGGCTCCGGCTGAAACTCGTCCATCAGCGCGACTCGAAGTACAGTACGCGTGTCGCGCGTGGGGTTCTCGTGATACTCATCGACCAGCGCGAGGATTCGCTTGGAGCGTGCGATCGCGTCGCGTGGCTTCGTCAGCACGTTGTCATTCGGCATAAAATTCTCCATGGATCATGATTGCCATAAGATCGCGAAACTCTTTCGCGAGAGCGATTGTTTCGAAGCCATAGACCTGAATTCTCTTGCCGCCTGCGGCCACTCGCGCAGCGAATGTCTTTCCGGTTGCGCTGACGCCTTTAACGCCGGTAGACGAATCGGACCGGCACTTCTGGTTTTGCGCATTCTGCGAATTTGTAGCCAGTCGAAGGTTCTCAATCCTGTTGTTCTTCTTATTGCGATCACGATGATCTATTTGGCCTGTCGGCCATGTTTCATGGTGAAGGAACCAGATCAGCAGATGCTCGCGGTATCGCTGTTGATCCATACATACTTCTCGATAGATCGAGCTTGATCGATATGCCGAAGGGGCCCCAGCCAAACTTCGCGCGCGCGTTACTCGATTTATCAATCGGCCCTCGATGGGATCGTAGGAAAACAATTCCCGGACCCTATCTAGAGACGGCGCGGATTTTATGCGCCGACTCATTGGTTGGCTCCTTGGAGAAGGGCGACGAGCTGCGCGTCGCGATCTGCAATGTCGAAGGCGTCGATTCCCAGTAACGTTGCGAGCCGGTGCCCGAATTCAGCGATGAAGCGATCCATCGGCTCGACCCGAGCGTCGGCTTGCGCGGGCTGTGGGGCGGCGTAGACGATTCGACGAGCGTGTGCAGGGTGCCGGTCGAAGACTTCCTTCGGCGCATCGCACCATCCCTCTTCGTCAGCAAACGAGACCTGATAGATCTCCCCTTCCGCCCCCGTCTCACTGGCAGATGCGGCGCGGGCTGCGAGCAATGCAGCCGTTGCCCATACGATGTGAGAATCCCATGAGTCGGACGCCGATACTTGCTGTCCGCGCACGCCGCTTTGATGGCGTTTGAACGTGGCGCGAGCCGTGATGTCGATCGCATCAAGATCTTCATCAGAAATTTTGAAGTTCATTTCTCACTCCGTTGGGCTTCGTCAATCGCGTCTCGCAGAGTCCTTTTCTGTTCCGTGATGAAATGCCGCCTCATATACCGATAGCCGCTCGGTTCGCCATCGACGCTTGGTACCCAGTCGAATGAAATGCCCTGCAAGCCACGCTGGCGGATTTGATGCTCAAGCCAGTCCAGCAGCGCGGACGCGCGTTGCAACTCTGCGTACTGGGTAATCGTCATGGACACGCGATCGCCAGGATGAGAGACCGTGTTGCACGGTGCCGCCCGCTCGTCCGCCAGCGAGGGTGCGGGATCGCTAGCCCATACCGGGAACGTGCCAGCCTTGAGGCGATAGACGCCCTTGAAATCCGGGCGCATGTGTTCGGCGGGACCAAGGTCGCACCAGTGCGTGCCACCTTCGTAGCGATATTCGATCGGCGCTGCTGCGGGCGCGATCAGGTCGTCGTGACGCGGGCCCAGCAGCGACACGTCATCGCCGCCACAGTTCCGGATGACCTGACGCCACGTGTCGTCGAGCGTGCGGCGGTGAACGTTGGTGAGCGGCCGGTTTTTCACTTCTTCCTCCCACCGCTCGACAGCCCATTCCAGCCACGACAGCGGCGCTGGAATGGGCTGCTCGACAGGGGATGCGGCGAGGATGCGCATAACTCGCGCGGCGAGGTAATGACCGGTTTTGTACAGGTGGGCGGCAATGCGCTCTGCTTCGCCAAGCAGCGCCTCGCGGTCTTCTGTCAGCGCATCAGCGCGGCTATTTTCGGTGGTCGTCATGGTTAGTCGTTCCAGTAGGACATTTCTTCCCATGCGGCGTCAGTCGGGCTGAAGCCTTCGTGGGCATATTGTTCGTAGCAAGCTGCGCCGAAAGCCCATGCAGTTTCGCGTGGAAGCGCGGCCTTAGCACGGAAAACGCGAGCGCATCGCCACATCCAAACGATTCGGTGGATGTAGGTCGTCATGGTGGTTTGGTCCTCAGGTGGTCAGGATGTCTCGCGCGGCGAGGATGAATTGCGATCGAGGTATGCGGCACCGCTTCGGAGAACATCCGAAACATCTCGTGCGCAGCCCAGCATTCGATTGCACATGGCGCACAGAAGCCCGCGAATCGCATCGGTCACATGGTCGTGATCGACAGCAAGGGTTTCGCCCAGATCGGAGGCCGTTCGTGCGCAGATCGCGCATGCGCCGTTCTGAGCCGCGAGCAGGTCGTCATATACCTTCGCCGTGATCCCGTATTTGCTTTTCAGATGGCGTTCCCACTTGGCCGGCGATTCGAGATACTTGCGACGTTCGCTTGCGTTGTATGCTTCGCGATTTTTCGTCCGCCATGCATTGACTTCAGCCTTACGGCATTCTTTGCAGCGAGCCTGATGGCCGGGACGCTTATCCCTGCTGAAGGCCGCCAGGGGTTTCGTTTCATTACATGCTGTGCACGTTCTCATCGGATGCACTCCATTGCTACTTCAATGAACGCTTGTGCTGCCGAAGCGTTGATGGCGTTGCCGTAGGCGCGCAGTCGTCCCACTCGCGAGGGAGCCCCATCAACCAGCGGGAATGTGCCGGGTTCAACAGGGCGTTCTTTCCCGTCTCTGAATGGAAGCCAATTACAAGTTGAGCGGCCTGACAGAGATCTTGCGGAGACCCCTTCCGTTCGATTTCGCGCAAAGACCCTTCCAGGGTCCGCACATTCTTCTCTCCATCCGAGCTCCGGGGCGTAGGCCATCCAGTACGCGCGGTCGCGGATGTGCGGGGAGCCGACGCCCGCAGACGGGAACGGGACACACCCGAAGGGGTAGTCCAGCGCTTCCATGTCAGCGTGTACAAGGTCGATCCAAGGATCGACAGCGCCGCTCGCAACCTGCTCTCCAAAGATGATTGGAGGGCGGCACTCGCCGATGAGCCAGTACCATGCAGGCCAGAGGTGCCGCTCGTCATCAAACCCAGCTCCTTTGCCTGCCGCGGAGAAAGGTTGGCAGGGCGCACTACCGGTCCAAACAGGTCTTTCTCCCCATCTGGCCATGTTGAGCGCGTAGTCCCATACCCCGATTCCTGCAAAGAAGTGGCATCGATCGAATTTTCGTAGCTCATCTGGGAAAACGTCCTCAATAGATTTGTCACAAATAACGCCTGGGGTGATATATCCAGCATCCATCAGATTGCTTAGCCAGTCGCAACAGTAAGAGTCGATCTCGTTGTAGTACGCGGCCACGTGGCATCCTCTAAATCAGTAGATCAAGCCTCAATGGCAGAAAGAGGGGCGCTGTATTAGCCGCCCATAAGGACCGCCATGAAGTCAAATTGCCGCAAACTCGACGCCTAGCGTTTCCGCTGCGTAGACCTCGATCTGCGTCGTGTACCGCTGGAAAGTTTCCTTGTCCATCTGGCTTGTGCTCATCGGAGTCAGTCCCGCGGGCCCATCTTCTTTGGGGGCGTATTGCTCGCGAAAGTATGTGTGCCACGCTTCCCGGCTGAACCGCTTGCCATCTACATATGCTTGCCCGGAGATTTCTTCCAGGAGCGCCCAATAGCGGGCGTTGGCTTGCGTGCTGCGCTTCGCCTGGTATTCGCCGATCTCGACGACGATCGGCTTTCCCGAGGCGGCAGCGGGGCCAGCAACGGCCTTGATGTAATCCACCATCCGCTGGGCGATCTCTTTGTTTCGGAGGATGTAGGTCGGCATGGCTTACCTCACGCTACTTTCTTGCTAAGAAGGGCGACGGCTTCGTTCACACGAGCATCGAACGCGAGCAGCTTCTCGACCATCTGGTCGATAAACGTTTCGTCGCGCTTGATCCGCTTGACGAACAGATGATTGCCGCCGTTTTCGAGGGCAGGGACGTACTGGACGAAATCGCACCACTTCCGGCCAGAAATCCACAATCCGCCTTGAATCTGGTGGTAATACTCAGACACGTCACCAGTTCGAAGCATGTCGATGATCTTGACGCTATCAACCGGGCACTTGATTTCGATGAGGCCGTCATCCTCTACGAGCCCATCCGAGCTGTAGCCGAACCGGCGATCATCGGTCAGGATCACGCCGGACTCCGATGCCAGATAGCCCGTCTGCGCTTCGTATTCGATGCGTGCCTCAACTTCCAACGCATGACCACGTTCCAGCGTCCATGCCTTAATCGGCTCGCCGTATGGTTTGCCACTGATGCGCTCGATCGCGAGGTCGTAGCAATACTTGTCGGATGCACCAGTCGGATCGCCAGCTTCCTTGCTTCCCGACTTGCGTGTGAGGACGGAGATCGCATCTGCGAAGCATGAGGCTGTAGTGGCGCCGCATCGCGCAGCCAGCCATTCCACTGAACCCTGTTGGCAGGTGACGATGATCATTTCGCCTCCGCGGCAGCTTTGAAGTCGGCTATCTTGCCTTCCACCACATGCTTGACTTCACTGAAGGCCGCTGTGTCTTTCGTTGCACGCAATTCTGGTGCAGCCTGAGCCCAAAGGCCACGAACTTCCTTCTCGGTCTTTGAGCCGTTGATGTTGTTCAGCCATTTGTCGACAAGCGCCTGAATGTCGTTAGCGCGCTCAGCTTTCCGGCCATCGTCGTCTGGTGTATCGCGCGTCGCCAAGCCAACAGCAGCCAGCAGAGAATGGCGCTCCAGATAGCTTTTCGTCGAGATCATGGCTTGGATGTTGTTCTTTCCGCCCGATTGGTCGAGGCCAGCTTCGAGCTTCGTTTCCTCGCTGTGCCCCAGCTTATGCGTGATGACGCAGGTAACGGAAATCATCCCGCCTTCCGATCTGGACGGCATCCAGCGGTGGCTGAATCCGTGCTCAGCCAGAGCAGCCACGACCTTTTCGACCACGTTGCCAATGGTCGCGTGGTCATAGGCAGTGACACCCTTGTCCGTGCGGAACTCGACGTGCTTGTCCTTGTAGATGGTCGGCGGGTTTTTCTTGAACTCAGTCATCGCGTCGTGATACGCCTTGCGAGCTTCGTTCGCTTCCCACTTCATCTGCATGTCCATCAGCCGTTCCAAGCGGTCCAGATCGGCTCCGCTGTCCATCGCGTAGCGCAACAATTCAGCAGGCGTCGCCATGGCCGTGATGGCGGTTTTGGTGGGCTGCCCGACAGCTACCGACGGATTGCATTCGCGCGGCAGTGCATCGACCACATCCATCTCGGTTTGTTCAATCACGCGGTCCATTGCTTTTCCTCAAATATCAAATCGGGTATCCATCGTGCGACAGCACTGCAATCGCCACCATGCAAACGAAAGCAACCAGGATCATTGCAGCCATCGTTGCGATAGGATGGCGTTCGTATAGGTTGTCGATGGTTCGTGTGATGATGATCATGCCGCCCACCCACTAGCAGCCCCATAGGCCAGCAAGATTCCGGATACGATTGCTATCGTCCAGTCGATCATGGTTTGTTTCATGTCACTCTCCATCGTGTACCGGCGCAGCCTTGCGGGCGGCATTCAGCACCAGACCACATTCTTCCAGTCAACGATGCGGCGGATTGACCAGTGACGAAGAAGCTCCGGAAGCTCCATGTCCGGACATGCGACTTCCATGTAACCTCCAGCGAGTAGTACGAGTTCGGTATGCAAACGATGGAAGTTCATTTCAGTCTCCGAGCAGAATTCGCAAAGCCGCGACTTCTGCATGCTTTTGGCATAGCCTACGCCCATGGATGTCATACTTTGCGGTGTGGGTGCATCGCATGTTCGTCTCTGGCTTGTCATTTGCGTACTTACCTTCTCGCTGAGCTTGGCATTGACCAAGTTCGTGAAGATCATGCCAAAGGCGCTTGATAGTTCCCATTTCATCGCTCATCCGCGGCGATAGCTTCCAATAGATCCAGATCGCTCGCCGTCATGCAGTAGGTATCGCGCTCGCTGTACACCACGCGTTGCTCGCGCTTGATCGACATCGCTTCGCGGGCGGCTTCGTAGCTCGAAAACTCGCCAAGCCACCGCTCACCATTCACGCCCGCGTAGAGCGTTCCGCCATTCACTACGAGGGGCTGCATCCAGTCCATGTCAGTTCTCCATCCGATCGCGCACCGACTCTTCCGCGATCTGTTCATTCAAGACATCGATCTCGCGCTTCACCACTCTGGAGAATGCGTCCCATACGATCCGGCCGATTGCCTTCAGCACTTCGTCCCGATCGTTCTCAGCCAGCAACTCGAACATCCGCGCCTCGGCTTTGTCGCTTGCATCGAGCTCGTCGTACAGCTCATGACGAGCCAGTGACTTCGCAACCTCACGTTCAAGTGCAGCAGGGTCGACCGTGAAGCCGAGACGGTGGAGTGTTCTGAGCTTGTCCACGACAGCCTCCGATTACCGACGACCCATGCCACCAGAAGCAGCACCAGCACCGTTACCGCTCGCGCCACGACCTCCGATGCTTCCGTGACCCATGCCGCCAGCCGTAGCGCTGCGACCGCCGCGGGCACCGACTGCCGCCGAGTGACCACCGTTGCCGATGCCGTGGTCAACGTGCTGCGTCGGCGTCGACGTACACGCCACCAGGGCGATCAGGATCATTGCGGCTGCGTATTTCATGTTGGTCTCCATTGCCCGCAGGGCGGGAGCGGGTGGTCAGGCGATAGGACGCTGGTCGGCCGATGTGCTCGCTGTGGAAGCGATCTTGTCGAGAGCGAGCCCAGCGTTCTCGGCGTTCAGTTTGTCGATCTCGGCCTTAGCCTTCTGAAGTTCGTCCACTGCTGCGGCGAGCAGCGACCGCGCCGAGCGGCCAAGGTCGCGCGCGGTCAGCACGTTGTGTTCGTCGAGCGTGAGCAGCGCCTTGATACATTCGATCAGGTCGGCGCGGTCGCCGGTGAATTTATTGCTCAGGTCCATCCTTTCTCTCCATAGGCAACCGGCCATTCAGGCGAGCCAACGGCCTGCGCGACGCGCATAAAAGATCGCTGCTTGGGCGGCCCATCCTTCGGCACGCAATTCGCGGTAGAGGGCGAGGTCAATACCTTTCTGCGCGAAGATTTCGTGTTCTGTGGTCATCGTCGTTCTCCTGTAGCGGGAGGGGTATCAGCAACCAATGCCGATGATCTGAGCCGCGAGCATCCGCACCAGCCTCGCATGGCGTACGTAAGCAGCACCTTGTCCGTTACGCAATGCCGCGTCGCGCGCATTCCGTGAATCGGTCAGTTGGCTGGAAAGGCTGGCGTTCATGACTGGCTCCCTTGGCTGCATTGATCAATAGCCGAGCCAGTCTCGCGCGGCCTTAAGCGTCGCCGGGATGGTCGAGTACTCCGTGAACACGCCGTGATCTGCGCCCACTGCGATGCACGAAACGTTCAGCGTGCCATCGCCGTTGTCGATCGTCGGCTCCGCGGTGCAGTGGCTGTCGATCCAGGTGATCAGGGTCTGCGTGTTCATGGCTGGCTCCTCGGTTGTTCGTCTGTCGTGACGTTGAATACAAGAATAGCAACGAGGTAGAGAGAATGCAAGCGGTTTTTTGGATTTTTATCCATCCTTAGATCGCATCCACGCCTCCATGCTTTTGATGACCGCGCGCTCGGCAGCGCCGACCGGGCAGAGCAACTCCCAAGGCTCCATCCCGAAATAGTTCGCGAGCACTATTAGGTGCCGCAAGTTCGGCGCGCCCTTCGGCTTACTCGGCGTCATATAGAGATTGAGCGTGGCCTGTGGGATGTTTGCCAGCCTTGACAGCTCTGCCACTGTTTTGATGTCGGTCGCCACCATGCACTCGCGGATATTTGCGGCGATGATCTCGCGTAGTTCTTGCACGTCCATAGTATATCTCCTGATGTTTCATTCCAGAAACAAAAATATCTTGCTCCATCACTACCTCAGTGCTATCTTTGTACATAACTTATGGAGGAAACACCGAATGAGCACCCAGCAAGGCCCGTCCCTTATCGATGACGTTCGAACCGCGCTCGTCAAGCGCAACGGCAGGTTCACGGAGATCTCGCGTCTCACAGGTATTTCGTATTCGTGGCTTCAAAAATTCAGCGTAGGGAAATTCCCTAATGCTTCATACGTGAAGCTGAAAACGCTGGCCGATCTTTTCGCCAGCGGCACGATCTAGTCTCGTACATCGGCACGATAATATCAAGGCGTAGTTCCATCAGGGAGACTATCAATGACCGAAACCACCTGTATCTTGCTGCTCTCCGCCTTCATGACCGGCGCCTGTTATGGCGCTCTGTTCATGGCTGTAGCGGCAATGGGGGAATCATCATGATTCGTTTGATCTGTGGGCATTTGGCTGCGATGTCGACGGTTTTCTGGGCAATCGGTTTTTTCGAAGTGCCACCGGACAAACTCCGCATCGCTTCCATTGCTTTGATTCTGGCGTGTCTCTTCTTAACGGTGCTGCCATGAGCCAACTTTCAATCGCACTTATCGCATGGGGAGCCCTGTTCTTCGGGCTGTTTGGGTTGCTTGGCTGGCTTACTAGAGGTGGAAAGTGAACGTAAAAGCCGGCGATCTTGCAATCATAAGAGGCATCGAGATGCTGCCTGAGTTAAACGGCCGAATTGTCGAGGTCTTGAGTATTGCCGTTGAGGGAGAGGAATTCCTTTCCGTTGACGGTGTTGTCCGCTGTCTTATTACTACATATTGTGGGGCCGTATGGCGCGTTCGCGGTCGTGAGGCCCTCCCCTGGAAAGGTTCTTTGTCGACCAAATTCTTCGCGGAAATTCCAATGCGCGACGACAAGCTGATTCCCTTGGGTGGCATCCCTGTAACCGACGACATCGATACCGAGATCCCGGCATGAACTGGCTCATCGACGGCTTCCTCTTCGGCTTCTTCGGCATGCTCTTCATTGGAGCGCCGTATCTCGTGATGGGGCATGAACTGTGAGTGCAGAGCTTCCTTTCAAAGGTGCCGAGGAGGCACGATGGCTTGGATAAAAATGAGGTCTGAATTGCTCACGCATCCGAAAATTGTCCGCATTTTGTCCGCAATGCGTCCGCACGATGTCCAGACAAAGACGGACAAGTTTCGTGTCATCGGCGGACTTCATGCAGTTTGGTGCATTTTTGACCAACACAGCGAGGATGGTGTACTGGTTGGCTATACACCAGAATTGATGGATCACATGATCGGCTGGGAGGGCTTTTCTCAGGCGATGGTTTCGGTCGAATGGTTGCACTTCGACGGCTCGCAAACCCTTGTCCTGCCTGAGTTCGACGAGCACAACAGCCAGTCCGCAAAGCGTCGAGCGGAGGATCAAAAGCGAAAAGAGAACGGACGCAAGAAGGACAAATGTCCGCAATCTGTCCGCAATCTGTCCGCAGACGATGCAGATGAAAAGCGGACTAGAGAAAGAGTAAGAGTAAGAGAAGAAGGTACTAACACCTCTCTACGTACTTCAATCGTCATCGCTACTGCTAGCGATCATGACGATGATTGGATTCCGAAAGACGAGGCCGAGTGGCTTCGACACCTTAGGGCAAAGCATGCATTCGAGGCAGATCCGACTGACATCAGCCATCGCAAGCGCTATTGGCCGATCTTCGCACGCTGGGTCAATGCCGGAATTCAGGCGGCGCAGGTGGACGCGGCGATCGCGAAGTCTTACGCGGAAGCGACAGAGCCTATCTCAAACATCGTCGCCTATGCGGACCGCGTGCTTGCGACGATGGAGGTACCGAAGAAGCCGAAAGAGGGTGCTTGGATGATGACGATCCAATCCATGAGCGCCAAGGCGCGCGAACTCGGGATTGCGGATGCGCGTCCGGGCGAAAGCGAAGCGCAGTTCAAAGCCAGAATCATCAATGCGATCAACGAGCGAGGGGCAGCATGAACGACTTGGTTGAAGGCCAACCGTGGGGCATGTGTGCGGCGTATGGCTGCCCACTGGCCGGCTCGATGGGAAGCGGCGGTCAATGGTGGTGCTTCTGCCATCACGAGCAGCCATCTAGCGCAAATGCGGCGATCACGATGGTTCTCCGGGCGAATGGCGTTTTGTGTCGCCTATCGCTCGCTCTGCGAGGCCGCGACGAAGAGGCGATCTCGCTCTGCCGGCAGGAACTTCGTGGTCATGCGCTGGGCGGCGAGTTGGCATTCAACCGTGAGAAGGATCGAAACGCTTACGGATGGCTGCTGCGCATTGAACGAGCATTGATCGAAATGACGGCACATGTAGGAAAGCGTCAGCCGATTTCCTCGGCCGTTCAGACGGCCCCGGTGATCGGCCCCACGCACGCAATCCAGCATTACACGGAACGCAGCGATGATCCGCGCGCTTAAGACCAAACGCTGCAAGGTCTGCGGCCACGACTTCACGCCGATCTCGTCGATGTCGAAGGTGTGCTCGGTGCCGTGCTCGCTTGAATGGGCGAGGAAGCTAGCCGAGAAGAAAGCCGCTCAGGACGCACGTACAGCCCGCAGGACGGCTCGGGAGGACCGGGAACGTGTGAAGACGAGGGGCGAGCATTTACGGGATGCTCAGGCGACGTTCAATGCCTACGTCCGCACGCGTGACTTCGGGTTGCCATGCATTAGCTGCGGTCTGGCTCCAAAGCAGGTGTTTGGGGGTGCCGTCGACTGCGGGCACTACCGGAGTGTTGGAAGCGCCCCGCAACACCGCTTCAACCTAAAAAATTGTGCGGCGCAATGCGTGAAGTGCAATCGATTCTTGGGATCGAACTCCGTCGAAATGCGCAAGGGGCTTATCGCGAAGATCGGGATCGAGGCAGTGGAAGCGCTCGAATCCGACCAAAGCGTAAGGAAGTTCGATGTCGAATATCTGAAACGTCTGAAAAGGATCTTCCGTGAAAAAGCGCGTAGAACCCAAAAATTGCAAGATCGAGGGATGCGATCGGACCGCAATGTACACCGAGCAGCAAGTCTGCCAGAAGCATTACTTCCGGTTCATGAGGAATGGCTCCTACCATCTTTCGCCAAAGCAAAGGACGATTCGCCGTCAGGATTCTAGGGGTTACTGGACGATATACATGCCGGATCATCCGTTGGCGGATAGCACTGGGCAGGTATGGGAGCACCGAAAGATCGTTTATGACCGTATCGGGGATATCGTTCCGCCGTGCGAGCTATGCGGCAAGCATCTGACGTGGAAGACGGCGCATATCGACCATATCGACGAGAACCCGGCCAATAACGACCCGAAAAATCTGAGGCCGCTTTGTAGCCCATGCAATACGCAACGTGGCATCCGGATGCCACGGCACACGTATAAGGGTCATCACGCCATTACTTTCGATGGTGAAACAAAGACGCCGAATGAATGGGCGCGCGATCCTCGCGTAAATGTTTCCAACTTTACGATCGTGAGGCGCAAGAAAGCCGGTGCCTCTGATTTTGAGGCTCTGTTCGCAGAGAAGAAAACTCACAACGGGAAAGGAGTGAGGAGATGAGCAAACCCAAGAAAAATACCGGCCGCGGCCCGTGAAGCTAAACGCTTGTGCCGCAGCGCTTGAGAGGAACCGGGTCATGAAGGAGGCGGTGACGGGCGAGTTCTCGGACGAACTTGAGATTGCTGCGTTGGCAGCGTTGGATGCGGTCACACGCGGCCATGGCACGAAAGACCAATGGGACACGCTGGCGAACTGCCTTAACCATGGCTGGCTGCTGGCGAAGGCTGGACTTGGATCGGAGGCGCGGGATGCGTTTAACGAAGCACATGAAGCAATGCGACGTATGGTTCCGGTTTATCACGAAACGGGCAGACTTGCTTTCCAATCGGGCGAGGATGAGAAGGCTGTGGCGGATGCGATCGGGATCTGGGTGGAGCAACTGAAGATGATCACCATCGGCGAGCTTGCCGCAGCAATGCAGGTGGTCGAAGAGAACTACTGGAATCACCAGGAGGTCGCATGAAAGTGCGCAAACCTAATCGTTCCCCTTGGCTGACGACTGAGGTGGCTATCCTGAAGAAGCATTACCCGACCCATATGCCGATCGAAGAGATCGAGAAGATGCTGCCGAATCATCCGGCCAGCTCATTCAAGGCATATGCGCAAAAGGTTCTGAAGTTGCGCCGCCCGACGGATGGCAGATTCTTCGAGAATCGCGGTTGGAACCGAATCGTTGAATTGCTTGCAGAGCGCCCCATGACGGCCGGCGAGCTTGCGGCGAAGACGGGGAAAACAAAACAATCGACCGGAGAATGTCTTCGACTTCACCGGGGCGAATGGCATATCGCGGGCGAAATCCCGCGCCGTGGCGTCTACACACGACTGATTGCTTTAGGCGCTGACAAGGATGTGGTGACGAAACGAAAGGGGCGCACGCGTCCTGAGCGCGCCATTGCAGCTGTCAATCCGTTCCTCGTTGCGTCCGGATTGGTCAAGCCCCGCGAGACGATCACCGGCCGAGTCATACGGCAAGACATGACCATTCACCTCGACCATCTCGACGAAATGGAGGCAGCAGCATGAAATCCGTAAAACTGGAAATGGACAAGAACCGTCTTGAGCGGATTTGGGACGAAGTTATCGCGATGAACCGAGCCGCAGGGCCGTGGGGAATTTTCGGGGCGAAAGCAAAATGAAATACGACCAACACGAGAACTGCGCTAAGTGCGGGTATCCGGGGAAGACGGTGGAGTACCGCGCCGAACCTTGGATGTATCCCGGTACTCAATATCCGGTGGTTAAAGAGGATCTTTGTCTGACTTGCAGCCGCTGCGGATGGGAATGGTTCCGCGACTGTCTGGATAAGGAGGAAGCGTGAAGAAAATCATCTCGTTATTTCAACGCAACTACGAAGGCGACCGCCTCGTCCGCAATGAAGTTGTTCCGGGTGCTGAATGGGTCATCAATGGCGAAGGAATCGCGACGCTGAAGCTGGACGGTACGTGCTGCATGGTTCGTGGCGGCATCCTTTACAAGCGGTATGACGCGAAGAAAGGAAAGACGCCGCCGGCCGGTTTCGAGGCCGCGCAAGATCCCGATCCGACGACGGGGCATTGGCCCGGGTGGTTGCCGGTAGGCGATGGTCCAGAGGACCAGTATCACCGCGAGGCATTCAAGGATAGCGGGGAAGGATGGGTGAATGGCACCTACGAACTCTGCGGCCCGAAGATCCAAGGAAATCCGCTTGCACTGAAAGTGCATGCGCTATTTCTGCATGGTGTCATTCGATTGAATGATGTGCCACGTGACTTTGACGGCCTCCGCGACTATCTTCTGGGATTCAACGGAGAGGGAATCGTCTGGCACCATCAAGACGGCAGAATGGTGAAGATCAAGCGCAAGGATTTTCATCGTGACTCGCAAAATAGGGAGGAATCGTGAAGCTATGCAAGGACTGCGCGCACGCCGTATTCCCAAATGAATCATATGTCGTTCCGATGTGTGGACATCCTGAGTCTCGCCGCAGCGTCGTAAATGGAGAATTGCTGACGACTTGCGTGACTGCGCGCGGAGTATGCGAGCCGATGGGAGCTACTAACGAGTCGATATGCGGTATCGAAGCGACGCTGTTCATGGAGCGTCCTCCAGCTCCAGAGACGAAGCCTGGCGCAATCATTATGCAACATGGCGACCCAGTATGCATTGATGCGGTATATGGGAAATCATGGTGGAAACGACTTTTCGGGGGATAAATGGACTGCGCGGCAATCGAAAGACAATCGCAACGAGCGGGGATTCCCATGTACGACGAGATCGACGATGCCCTCTATGCGTGGTACAAATGGGCTGCCGGCTATCAAGAGGTCCATGCGCACTCTGGCTGCGATCCTACTTGCCGTGATTTCCGCGCCAGCCGCCAATGGATGGATTACAACGACCTTAACGACTTAGTCGATTACCAGCTTCAGAAGACGAAGGGAGAGCTGATCGACCCACTGATCCAGAAACTCGGCTTGCGCCACCGCGTCGCGGTCAATACCGCAATGCGCAATATGGACTGCGGCGGCTCAGTATGGTCAAGCAATCGATATCCTGAGACGCAGGAAGAAGATTACCGGGAAACGAAGGAAATGCTTCGCCCGAAACTTGCATCGCTGGGACTTGTAAACCTCAAGACTCTGTAGTAGAGTCTTGAATTGAAGTGGGCGTAGTCGCGTCCAGAGATTTTGTGAAGCGGCTCCGAGTTCTTCGTGTTGTGTCTCCTATCGGCTCCCCCAGCCGTTCGCCCGCCTAGAGCGGGCATTTTGTTTTCACGCATGCTGATTGTTGGGACTAGAGCTCTCCCGGGCCGAAAGGCGGAAAAGCGATACCTTGCAAGGGCAGTCGGCAGCCGTGAGAGCGAATGCGAAGGCTGATTCGCTGTACCTACTGCTTCAGAGTTCCCGGATTGTGTCAGGGCGGCTGCAAACCGCCGGGAGGAAGCAGAGGCCGCTACGTGCCGGAGATCAGCGCCGGCCGCTCTCAACCTCTATTGCGGGTGTAAGCCACCGGTAGACGGCGAGTCTCATAAGCTCGAAGTATGCGGTTCGACTCCGCGCCCCGCAACCACGATCCATCGCCCGCATCCAGCGGGCGTTTCCATTTCTGGAGCCTGGAATGTCCAAGTTGACCACTAAAGAGCGCAAGGCTCTTCCGAAGTCTGACTTCGGCCTTCCGGGCAAGAAAGCTTACCCCATGCCCGATGCCAGCCACGCAGCCAATGCAAAGGCTCGTGCAAGCCAACAGGTCAATGCCGGCCGTATGTCTCCGTCGACCGAGAAGAAGATCGATGCGAAAGCAGATCGCGTGATGGGAAAGAATCCCGAGCGTGGGCAACGCACGAAGACGCACAACGACTCGAAGCACCCCGGCTCACATCAGGAATGGGAAGACCTTTAAATGCTTCGCATCATCGGCTGGATCGCTTCGATGGCTGTCCTTGCAGTGATCGTCATCACCATCGTGGATATCGGCCGATCCCTTTCATATTGTAAATAACCACTGGAGCGCTACCTCGAAGACGGGATGCGGCGAAAGATGGCAGACAGCAACCAAAAAACAACCAAGGGAAAGCGAGGCGGCAATACCGGTAACGGCTTCAAACCGGGTCAGTCTGGCAACCCTGGCGGTCGCCCGAAGAAGACACAGGAAGAGCTTGATCTCGTTGCCGCATGCAAACAGAAGGCTCCCGAGGCGCTCGCAGTGATTGCTGGGATCATGAATCGCGGTGAGAACGAGCGCAATCGGCTCGCCGCGGCTCAGGCAATCATCGAGCGTGGATATGGCAAGGCGGTGCAGCCGGTTGAGGCTAGCGGCCCGAATGGCGGCCCGATCGAGACTGTAACGACCGTGACGTTGGTAGCGCTGGATGACAACGGCGCAGATCAAGCTTCCTAAGAAGCTGATACCGGTCTTCGACGGAGAGGCCGACGTAAGGTATAGCCACGGTGGGCGCGGCTCAGGCAAGACCCGCAGCTTCGCTAAGATGGTCGCGGTGAAGGGCTACATCTTCGGCATGTCGGGCATCACGGGCATTTTGCTCTGCGCTCGGCAGTTCATGAACTCGCTGTCCGATTCGTCGCTTGAGGAATGCAAGCGGGCGATCGAGGATGAGCCGTTCCTCAAGTCGTATTACGACATTGGCGACAATTACATCAAGTCGCGCGACGGGCGTATTTCGTTCGTATTCGCCGGCTTGGATCGGAACATCGCCAGCATCAAGTCGAAGGGCCGGATTCTCGTATGCTGGGTTGATGAGGCTGAGCCGGTCACTGATGAGGCTTGGACAACACTGATCCCGACGCTTCGCGAGGAAGGCGAAGGCTGGAATGCTGAGCTATGGATTACATGGAATCCGAAGCGGAAGACATCGCCTGTTGAGAAGCGCTTCCGCGGCAGCAAGGATGTACGCATAAAGGGCGTCGAGCTGAACTGGCGCGACAATCCAAAGTTCCCAGCCAAGCTGGAGCGCGATCGGCAGCGGGATTTGGAAGACCGACCCGAGCAATACGCGCACATCTGGGAAGGCGATTTCGTTACTACGCTGGAAGGCGCATACTTCGCCAAGCATCTCCAGAAGGCGAAGGACGAAGGGCGGATTGGTTTTTTCCCTGCCGATCCGCTGATGACGATCCGCTTGGTATGCGACATCGGTGGCACGGGAGCAAAGGCCGACGCGTTCGCGATCTGGGCGGTTCAGTTCATCGGCCGCGAGATTCGGTTTGTGAATCACTACGAAGCCGTAGGTCAGCCCGTCGACGCTCACATAGCCTGGTGCAGGTCGCAAGGCTACGAACCCAGCAGAGCGCAGTTCTGGCTCCCCCACGATGGCGCGACACACGACAAGGTATTCGCCGTGTCGTATGAGAGCGTCCTGCGAGGCGCAGGTTACTCGGTGACCGTGGTGCCTAACCAAGGACGCGGAGCCGCGATGGCACGCATTGATCGCATGCGCGTGCTGTTCCCGCAGATGCGCTTCAATGAGGCTACGACTGAAGCGGGCCGGGCCGCACTGGGCTGGTATCACGAGAAGCGAGACGTTGAGCGCGAGATCGGCCTCGGCCCTGACCACGATTGGTCTTCGCATAGCGCGGATGCTGCGGGATTGGCTGCTGTCATTTGGCAGGAGCCGAAGGAAATGAAGCCGATCCAATACGGAAAACTCGGGATCGTCTAAATGACGATTTCGGCATATAAACCCTATGAATACACTATCCAACATGCGGATTTCAGCACAATGAGCATCGCCCACGAGCAACGAATCGCCGAGCTCGAACAGCGCGTGATGGATTTGACGTCTCAGATTGGCTACATGTCGCGTATCGAGTTCTGCAAACATTACGCAGAGCTTGTATTGCGCGTCGAGAAGCTGGAGCAACGTAGCAAGCCGGGGCCGAAGCCTAAGGAGCAGCCGTAATGGCAATGACAGAAACCGAGCTGCTCGCGGAAATCGGCCAGAGGGAAAAGGCCGCGCTCGGCTCCAGCGTCTCTGTCGGTCCGTCTGTTGGCGGCAGCGTTAAGCCGGCCAGCCAGATCATGACGACGCTGGAGATCGACCGCTACAACGCGCTGAACGCCTATTACGCTCGCCCGCTCGGCAATGAGGTAGACGACCGCTCCCAGATCGTAATGCCTGAGCTCCGCGATACGGTCGAGTGGATTATGCCGACGCTGATGGAGATTTTCGTTGGCTCGGGCAAGCCGGTGCAGTTCGATCCGCAGGCCCCAGATGATGAGGATCAAGCCGAGATCGAGACGGAGGTTGTGAACCACGTCTTCATGCGGCAGAACGACGGCTTCTTTATCCTGCATGACTTCTTCAAAGACGCGCTGTTGCTGCGCAACGGTTACATCTCGTCGTACTGGCTGAAGAAGCGCAAGACGAGCGTCGAGACGTATTCCGGCCTTGGTGTGCCGGAAGTCACGATGCTGATGCAAGACGCCAAAGAACGCGGCGACGAAATCGAGGTGATGGAGCAGGACGAGAAGCAAGTCCTGATGCCAGGACCGAATGGTCCGCAGCCTCAGCCCATGTTCGATCTTAAGATTCGTCGCACGTGCAATGTCGGCCGGGTGCAAGTCGATTGCGTGCCGCCTGAAGAGATGCGTGTCTCGCCTCAGGCTCGGCAGGGCTTGGAAGGCGCGCCGTTCGTTGAGCACGAGAGCAAGAAATCGCGCTCCGAACTGAAGCAGATGGGATTTGATCCGGCGAAGGTCGATGCGATCGAGATCGCGACGCCGGATTGGCTCGATCTGATCGCTCTGGCTCGCGATGAGGTGACGGATCAGTTGAGCGAGGAAGAGCCGACCGATCCGGCTAGCCAGCTTTGTAGCCTGCGGACGGTCTTCATTCGTATCGATTACGATGGTGACGGGATCGCAGAGCTTCGCCGCGTGATGGTAGGCGGCGATAAGATCCTCGACAACGACGAGGTGGAAGAGCTGAGCTTCACGTCGTGCTCGGCAATCCGTATGCCGCATCGCCACGTCGGGATCAGCTACTACGATCTGCTGTACGACCTTCAGGTGATCAAGACGACCCTGTTCCGTCAAGCGCTCGACAATCTCTACATCACGAACAACCAGGGTTACGCGGTTGACTGGCAGAAGGTCAACATGGGCGACCTGCTGGTTTCGCGCCCGGGTCGGATCGTGCGCACGGATGGGCCGCCGGAAGGCGTGATCATGCCGCTCACGACGCCATCTAACATGATGAGTCAGATCGTGCCGGCGCTTGAGTACTGCGATCTCCAACGCGAGATGCGCACGGGGATCGGCAAGGACACGATGGGCGTCGACGCTGACGCATTGCAGGACGTGACGAAGGGCGGTCAACTGGCTTCGATGGCTGCGGCGGCGAAGAAGGTGCAGTTGGTAGCTCGGTTGCTCGCTGAAGGCGTCAAAGACACGTTCCAGAAGATCCACAACCTGCTGCGCCGCCATCAGGACCAGCAGATGGTGCTCCAGATCACTGGCGGTCGCTGGGTGCAGCAAAACCCGGGCGAATGGAGCGAGCGCACTGAACTGCTGATCAACGTCGGCTTGGGTTCCGGCACGCGCGAGGAAGCGCGGCAGAACATCATGTTGCTCGGACAGGCGCAGAAAGAGTTGGCGTCGTTCGGCATGGTGGGCCCGCAGCAAGCGTTCAACACATTCAAGAAGGTCTGCCACTTGCTGGGCTTCGAGAACCCGAGCGAGTTCGCTATGGCCCCGGATTCGCCTGAGTTCCAGCAAGCGATGCAGCAGCGGGCGCAACAACCGCAAGACCCGCGCATTGCCGCTGCTCAGATGAAGGCTGACGCAGACAAGCAAATCGCCGGCATGCGTCTTCAAACAGAGCAAATCAAAGCTACTGCTGAGCAACAACAGGCGCAGGCTGAAGTCGTGCACGGCGCGCAGCAGAATGCGCAAGACCGCGACATGCAGATGGCTCAGATCAACTCGCAGGAATGGCAGACGGTCGTCAAGATCATCGGCCAGATCGTCGCGAGCCAGCTTAAGCAAGATCCGGCAGCCGATGCCGGTCAAATGGTCAATCACGACGTGAACGAGGTGCAGCGTGGATGATCTTTCGTCGATCGTTGGCGAAACGGTTGCCGACTTGTTCGCGCAAGGCACCATTCGAAAGCATCGGCAGTCTTGCGAATGTCCTGCACCGATTCCTGGTGTCTTCGATCACTTTTACTGGACGACATGCCAGCGGTGCTGCAAGCAGTTGTCGCTCCGGGCTTGCCACGAGAGGAAGCCACATGTCGCATGATGACGAAATCATCCGCGCTGGCAAAGCTGCGCTGGTTCTCGACTCGCAGGTTTTCATCGATGCGAAGGCTGCGGTGCTTGATGGCATCCAACGCCAGATGAACGCCGTCCCGCTGGCCGACCAGACGATGCACACGCGTCTGATCGTGGCGTTGCAGGTCTGGAATCAGCTCGAAAAATACCTCGAAGGCGTCAAGCAGACGGGCGAGATTCGGCAGTTTCAGATTCAGCAGGAAGAAGAGCGCAAACGGCGCTTTACTCTTTGGAGCAACGGTTAATGAACGAGACGGCGATAGAGGTTCTCAGGATCGAAATTATGCGGCTTGATGTGCAGCCTGGAGAAACGCTGCTCATACGCATCCCTCCCGAGCTTAATGAAAGCCATGTCTCTGAAGTAACGCAGCTTTGCGTACCAAGAGGCGTGAGAGTTTTGGTGGCACCCCGCGACGTTGAATTTTCCGTGATCGCATCAGTGGAATGATAGAACGTCCTGTCACCGTCGGGGACGTTAAAAGAAGCGGCGCAATGGGGTGAGAAGCCCCTCCATTTTCGACACTGGCTCGCATCTGCGGGCCTTTTCTTTTTGAGGCCATACAAACATGAGCGACATTCAAGCGACCACCCCGACCGAGGGCGCCGCAATCAGTTCGAGCCCGCAGTTCGATAGCTTTTTCAGTGAACACAGCATTGTTGATGTGCCGAAGAAGCCGGATGCGGCTTCGGCTGATCAGAATGCCGCTCAGCAGTCGGATGGCGCGGCCCAGATCGATCCTAACGCTCAGGCGCAGCAACAGCAGCAAGGCGACCAGCAACCGGCCGAGGGTCCGCAATACGCGACGCTCGACGAACTGCTCGCCGCTCACAAGATCGACCCGCAGTCGGTTCGCGCGCTTAATCTCGCGACGAAGATCGATGGCGTCGATGGGAAGGCTACACTCGCCGATCTGATCGAGAGCTACCAGCTCAAAGGCCACGTCAATAACAAGTCTGTCCAACTGGCGAACGATCGTAGCGCCTGGGAAAACGAACGCGCTCAGCACGTTCAGCAGTTGCAGACCCAGTTCAAGCAGAACCAGGATCTCGGCAACGTGGCGATGCAGATGCTCACTCACGAGTATCAGCGCGTCGACTGGAATGCGCTCCGTGCTCAGAACCCGGCCGAATTCGCCGCTCTTCAAGCCGAATTCCAGCAGCGCCAAGGTCAGATCCAGAACTACATCGGCGCGCTCAATCAGCAGGCTCAGCAGCAGCAGATCGAGCAGCAGCAAAGCATACAAAACATGCTCTCGCAGGAGCATCAACGTCTCATGGATGCAGTGCCCGAATGGCGCACGCCCGAGACGTTCAAGCAAGACAAGGAAGCAATGACGAAGTACGCCCAAAGCCTTGGGTTCAAGGACGCCGAGCTGGCCCAGATCTACGACCACCGCTACATGCGAATTCTGCATGATGCGGCGCGTTATCAGGCACTCCAAGCGTCGAGCCCTGAGGCCCTGAAACAGATTCGGCAAGCGCCCAAGATGGCCGCCCCGGGATCTCGGCAGGATGTCAACCCTAGCGAAGTCGGTCGCAAGCAAGTACTGGACCGGCTCAACCGAAATCCCCGCGATGAGGACGCCCAAGCAGCGGCGTTCGACTTCTTCGCGCGATAGTAATAGGAGGGCGCCATGAGCGTGCCGAGCAATACTTACCAAACGTATCAGCAAACGAACATTCGAGAAGACCTCTCGAATCTCATCTTCAACGTCGATCCGTACAAGACGCCTCTGCTCAACATGAGCAAGAAGAACCGGGCCACTCAAGGGAATCATGAGTGGGATACCGATTCTCTGGCCGCGCAGAACTTGAACAACGCCCAGATCGAAGGTGACGATCCGGCCGCTCAGGCTCTCGTTCCGACTGCTCGTATGGGCAACTACGTCCAGACGTCGAACAAGGTCGTCCAGCTCTCCGGCAAGGGTCAGGCCGTGATCGCCGCGGGCGGAACGAACAAGATGGGCTATCAGCTCATGAAGAAGTCGAAGGAGCTGAAGCGTGGATTTCGCGCCCTCGCTGCGTAAGTAGCGAGTAAACACCGGGTGAATTGTCTGGAAAGCTAAACGGGTTGACACCGCCCGCAAGCCAATCAGCAGCCAAGCCAGAAGGTAACGACTGGAAGGTTCAGAGACTAGGAAATACAGCCCAATTTCCGTAAAATTGGGTTATGGATTCCCACGAGTGCCCGGCAACCAAGTGTTGTTCTAAATGCAAGATTGAGAAGTCTTTTTCTGATTTCTATCGGAGCAAAGGCAAGCTAACCTCATCCTGCAAAAGCTGTTACGCAGTAGCCTCGAAACGCACTTACGATGCGAACCGAGAAAAGCGTTTAGTGCAGTGCGCAGTGCGCCGAAAAGTCAAGGCGTCGGAAATCAAGCAGTACATGGCCGACTACTACGTCAAGAATCGCGATGCGGTTCTGGAGCGAACCAAGACTTATCAGGCGCGCGAAGAAGTGAAAGCGCGCGATAAAGAGCGTCACACTCAAAGATGGATCGAGAATCGTGACGAACTCCTAGCTAAACGAAAGGAAAGGAAGGAATCAAGCCCTGAAGTACGGCAAGCGCTGCTTGAGTACGGACGGGAGCACTATCGGCAGAACAAGTCGGCTTATCTGGCGAAATGGGCCAAGCGGCGAGCGCAAAAGTTGCAGGCGACTCCCGGATGGGCAGACTTGAAAGCAATCGAAGCGATCTATGTTGAAGCGAAGCGTCTTACCGAAGAGACGGGCGTTCAGCATGAGGTCGATCATGTCGTGCCGTTGAACGGCAAGAACGTGTGCGGATTGCATGTCGAGTGGAACCTTCAAATCCTGACTTGGGCGGCGAACCGTAGCAAGAGCAACAAGTGGTTGGAGATATAGTCCGACACTCCGACGAAAGCCGGAGAGCTAAGGATAAAGAGCCTTAGCGTAACTGATGGATATCGAAGGTGTTCTGACGCAGAACAAGGCGAAGAACGCAGGCTCGTCGGCTACGCCGTCGCTCACTGCTGGTCTGCCGTGCTGGCTGTACACGAACACGGTTTTCCAGAACGGTAACGGCGGTGCAAACCCGTCGCTGGCCGCGAACGGCTGGACCGATGGTTCGAGCACCCGCACGTATGACGGCACGCCGGTCGCGATCACGGAAGCGCAAGTGATTTCGGTGCTTCAGAAGATCTTCTCGTCGTCCGGTGAAAGCCCGGAATACGCGCTGGTCTCGCCGGTGAACAAGACGAACATCTCGAAGTTCACGGGTCCGGGCACGCGTTTCACGGAAGTGGAAGATCAAGTGCTGCGCACGGCTGTCGCGATCTATGAAGGCGATTTCGGTCAAGTCAAGATCGTGCCGGACATCTTCCTTGCGCATTCGGCTGATTGCTTTTTCATCAATCCGAACTATGTGCGTGTCGCGTATCTGCGTCCGTTCCAGACCGTTCCGCTCGCGAAGACCGGTGACAGCGACAAGAAGATGCTTCTGGTCGACTATTGCCTCGAAATGTCGAACGAGAAGGCCCACGGCGCGATCTACGATACGCTCGGCTGATCGGAGCGGCCGGCGCAAACCGGCCGCTCTCACATTGAATTCAGGAGAATCAAATGGGAAGCATCATCACGGCCGGCACCACGCGTACGCAAGCGGGCGCGACGGTCATCAACGAAGACTTCACTACCGTCAATACCTCGACGGCCGTTACCGCTGGCACGAACTCTGGGGATGGCGTGGCATTGCCGCAACTCTCCTCTGGATCGTGGCGCGGGTTCCTGCTGAACAATACGGTGAACGCAATTCGTCTGTATGGCAATGGTACTGACACGATCAATGGCAACGTTGCTGCAAACGGTATCGCAATTCCTGCCGGCGCTGCCGCCACCGTGATCGAAGTGGCTCCGGGTTCGGCTCAAGTCATTCTTGATGGCGAGCCGACGGTTTCGTTCAACACGAATACGTCCACCTCCAGCACGACGCTGACCGCAGCAAACGTGACCGGCGGTTCGGCATGCGTTGATCTGAATCTGAGTGGAACTCTCGGTGGGGCAGCAAACGCCACGCTGCCGACGGTCGCCAACTTGGTTGCCTCGATGTGGTCGGTTAAGGTTGGCGCAACTTACCGGCTTCGTTTCATCAAATCGAGTGCTGATGCAAATGCATGGACGATTGTGACGAACACGGGTTGGACGCTTTCGGGTGCCACCCAAACGATCGCAAGCGGCACATGGCTAGAAGGCATCGTGACGGTCACTGCCTTGGGCGCAAGCCCGACTGCAACGTGGCAGACCACGGCCCGCGGCACGTACACTTAACCGCTACGCAACACTTAGGGGCGGCTTCGGTCGCCCGTTTTTATTGGGGCAAATAAATGGCTTGGTCACCTATTTCGATCTGGCGTCCGATTGCTGGGACCGGTCAGAACGTCACGTTCTCCGGGACTTCTGCGCAGTCCTCGGCATTCACTGATACACAGCAAGCTGTGCAAATTTCAGCAACGGCCAATTGTCATGTCGCTGTCGGCGCAAATCCGACTGCCACAACGAAAGACATGCTGATCAAGGCTAGCGATCCGCCGTACATCATCCGCATCCAAGCGGGCGAAATGATTGCCGTGATTCAAGATACAGCAGGCGGCACGCTGAATATTGTCGCTGTTACTCACTAGTTTGAGATAAGCCATGACCACGAACAGCCCCGACGGGATGCGCACGGCCTATCACGAGGAAGACGGAAAGATCTTCGTGAGCTACGAGCAGGACGTAGAGAAGGCGCTTCAGTATGCGCACGAATGCCGCGCGGCAGAGAATACCGCAGAGCGGATGCCGGACGGCCTGCATCAGACGATGAACGTGCCGGTCGTGGAGTTGCTGAAGATCCGCAATCAGTACGGCTGGGACTTCATGAACAAGGACCACTGGCCGTATGTGGCGAAGATCCTGAAGGGTCCAGAATACGCGGCATACCGGACGACCAATCGGAAGATCTGACCATGGAAAAGTATCTCAGCAGCATCGCTGGGAATAGCGGGATTCCGATCTCTGGGGCGAGCGTTCAGGTGAATATTTACCCTGCTGGAACGCCTGCCACAATCTATTCCGATAACGGTGTGACTGTCGCTCTGAACCCGCTGACGACGGACTCTCTCGGGAATTTCTCGTTCTATGCTGCCGATGGTCGATATCAGTTCGTCATCAGCGGTATCAACATCACAACGACGACAGTGAATGACGTTCAGCTCTTGGATATGGTGGGCGCGATTGGCACGACAACATTGCCCGCATCCACTGGGAAACTTTGGAACAACGGCGGCGTCATCTCGGTATCCTGACATGATCAAAAGAATCCTGATCTCGGTGCTTTGGCTGCCTATGCTGGCGCTCGCGCAGAGTTATCCCTCTCCGCATTTCAATAACGTTACGATTGATGGCACGCTGAATGCTGCCACGATCGGGCTTACAAATCCGCTTCCTATTGCCTCTGGTGGTACAGGAGCGACTACAGCCACAGGAGCTACGAGCCAGCTTCAGTATTTGCAAGGGGCGACCGGGAGTGTTGCACGACCACTGACGAATAAATTCCAGGATTGGATCTCTGTACTTGACTTCTCTGGAGTTGATCCGACCGGCATAGCCGATAGCACAACCGGCATCCAAAACGCGATCAACTATTTTTCTACGGTCACCAGCGTCGTACAGAACGGCGGTATTGTGTACTTCCCTCCGGGAAAGTACAAAATCAGCGCGTCGCTGAACCTGACGGGCCGCAGCGGTGTCGTGCTAGTTGGTGCTAGTCGAGAGGCGACAGCGTTGATTATGACGGCCAACGCGGCCGCCGTCGTTGACAATGGTACGCTCTCAGCAGTTGACAACCACACAGGAGTTGAGTCGATGTGGATTCAGTGCCCTGGATTGTCAAACACCAGTGCACACGGAATCAGCTTCACATATGTCAACAGCGGCATTATTCGGGATATGTTCTTCACGGGTTGCCGCCATGCACTCGATATGCAGGACCAGTGGCAGACAGTTATTGATAACGTGCGGGTGTATGGTTCTGGCGCCCAGCAAAATTATGACGGACTGTACGGCGGCGTACCGACGAATGTTTCAGACGCGATGCCAAATAACGCGCTGATCGTCACGAACACGACCGTACAGGGGGTTTCGAATATCGGTTATGAACTTCGATACTTCGCTGGCTCAAAGTTCAGCAATGATGAGGCTGAAAACGGCATCAATGGATGGGCTCTGTGCGGCTATTCCTTCGTGCAAAGCACTGTGCCGTGCCAGTTTGGTCACTTCAGCAACATCGTCTCTGACACCACTAGCGGACCAAGCATCACCCTACAGCAGGGCACGAATGCTCAGGGCGTGAAGGATGTGATGTTCTCCAACGTCTGGGCCGGTAATAGCGCTACGTATGCATTTCTAATGAATGGTGTGACGTACACGACCGTACGTGGACTGCATATCGCGACCGCTGACGATGGAGTCTATGTCACAAACTCGAATAATGTGACTATCGACTCCGATATCCATAACTACAACAAAAGCAATAATGGTTCGTATGCAGTCGTCTTGAACAACACGACGAGCAGCGAATTGCATGCGATGACTCAAACTGGCAATACGGTCCTTGCATATAACGGCATCACCGAAACCGGCAGTTCGAGCGGCAACCGCATCAATGGCGGCCCCGCTTCGTGCGCGCTTGGCATTGCATTTGGGGGTGGCACGACAGGACTCACATACAACACACAGTCATGCGAATATGAAGTCAAGGGGATGCAGGTATCCGTGCAGTTCTATGTATCCCTGTCAGCGGTCGGTTCGTCCACCGGTGCGGCGACGCTAACTGGATTGCCGATTCAGGCTGGACCAGCCAGCGGCTTCTACTATGGTGGTGTATCCCCAGTCCTTGGTTCTTCCGGTATGGCATTATTGACCGGTCCGATTTTGGCCGAAGCCGCCGCAGGCGGAACAACCGTCAATCTTTACATTCAGGGCACTAGTGGAACGGGTTCGCTCACCAACAGTAATTTCTCGAACTCTAGCACGCTGATCGGGCAGTTGAATTACTTCAAGCAGTGAGCGCGCTCTACTAGCGATAGTGCATGGGTAGTTCATTAAGGTGACATTGTGACCATTTTCGTCTCACCAATAAGCGGAGGAACTCCCGCAGGCGTTGCGGGAGTCTATGACTACAACTCGCTGAAGCAGGCGATTCAGGACTGGTTCGCGCGCTCGGATCTCGGCGGCTGGATCGACTATTTCATCCAGTTGGCAGAAGCAGATATCTATCGCGATATCTTCTCCATCAACCAAGGGAAGGGCGTCCAGGCGATCGAGGCGCCATTCAGTTCGACGACGGTGGGGGCTGGAACTGCTCTGCCTAACGGCTATCTCGGCATGAAGATTATGTTGGTGTCGGCGAGTGGGCAAACTTTCGAAGTCGAACGCAAGACATCCGAATTCATCTATACGCAGTTTCCGAGCCAAGCTGCTGGCGGTATCCCGCAATACTTCGCTCGCCTTGGACAAAATTTCGTATTCGGTCCGTATCCGGACAGTGCTTATGCGCTCACGGGGACATATTGGATGAGATCGCCACAACTGACGACGGTGAACAGCACTACGTGGATGGTGAACTTGATCCCCACAGTTCTCTTGGCTGCATGCCTGAAATACGCGGCGCGCTTCAACAAGGACGCGGAAGGTCTTCAAATGTGGGATGGCATCTATCAAGACGGCTTGGCGAAATTCGTCCTGACGGATAAGGCCGAGGAAATCTCCGGCTCCTCTCTCGCGATGGTGGCCGCCTGATGCTGCTCCCTATCGCCAACTATGCGCCAGACCTTCCGCCGAACAATGCGGAAGGCGCGTCTGCGAATGTGGTCAACCTGTTCCCTCGAACGAAAGAATCATGGGGGCCCGTTGGGACGCTCTCGAACTACAGCAGCAATGCTTTGGCTAAGCAATGCCTCGGTGCTTTGATTGCGATCGATACGGGCGCGAACAACTATGTGTTCGCTGGCGATGCTAATTCACTCTACGAACTTTCGCCTGGTAACACGGCTTTCGCAAACGTCAGCAAAGTAGGCGGATATGCGGTTCCGTCTGGTGACGGATGGTACTTCACTCAGTATGGTCAGCGTATCATCGGTGCGGCTCAGTCTCAGAATCTTCAATCGTTCACTCTCAATTCCAGCACTAAATTTGCCGATCTCGCCGCGGCAGCCCCGCAGGCGCGCTACATCGCGACGATCAAGGATTTCGTGATGGTGGCGAACACCTTCGACGGCACGAACGGCGAGCAGCCACAACGCGTTCAGTGGTGTGCGATCGATGACCCGACCACATGGCCGGCCGCCGGCAGCGTGCAAGAGGCTCAGTTGCTGGCAGGCTCGCAGATCATCCCGGGCGATCAGGGTTGGATTCGAGGCATCGTTGGCAACCTTGGGACCGCAGATGGCGCGATCTTCTTCGAGCGCGCAGTGTTCCGCGTTGTGTTCCAAGGTTCTCCGACAGTCTTCGGCTTCTATCCGGCTGAAGGTGTGCGCGGCACGCCTGCGCCGAAAAGCATTGCTCAGATCGGCTCGCTGGTCTACTACCTCGGCGAAGACGGTTTCTATGTATTCGATGGGTCGATGTCGCGACCGATTGGCGTTGACCGCGTAGACAAGACGTTCTGGTCGAACATCAACATTACCTATCTCGCAAACGTGGTCGGCACTGTCGATCCAGTGAATCGGCTAGTGATGTGGCTCTATCCGTCGACCTCGGCACCTGGCGGCGTTCCGGATTCGTTGCTCGTGTACAACTGGGCGCTCGACAAATGGGGCTTCGCGCAGATCAGCGCGGAGTACATTTTCCGGGCGATCTCGCAGGGCTATTCGCTGGATTCGCTCGATAGCACTGGTTACACGCTCGATACGCTGCCGTTCTCTCTTGATTCTCGGGTATGGACTGGCGGTCAAGTACTAATCGGGGCCTTCGATCCGAATCACAAGCTGAACTATTTCACCGGGGCACCGGCTCCAGCGACGGCCGATACGGTGGAACTTGAGCAGTTCGGCTTCGCTGGTAAGCGGGCGTTCTTGACGAGCGCGCGGCCCATGGTAGATGGCGGCAATCCCACGATTCAGATCGGGACCCGTCAACGTCTGATCGATTCGCCTACCTTCACGGCACCGAGTGCGATCAATTTGAATGGCGAGTGCCCGACTAGGGCCGATGGCCGCTACCTACGGGCTAGGATTCAGACGACTGGAAGCTTCACGAATCTTCAGGGCGTTGAGATTCCAGAAGATTCGATTCATATGTCGGGGCGGCGATGACTCAGAAGGGATACCAAGGCGTTCCGCTGATGCTAACGAATGAGGTCGAGCATCGTCGACAGCTCGCGCAAGCCTCGAACAATTTGCTTCAAGG